TTTTAAACCATTAAGTACGTTCGCCATACTTAAGGTTCCTCTGTCTGGATTCTTAGGTGTTATGTGTTTTGCTACACCAGATTTATATCTATAAGTTTGATACTCTTTAGTACCTGTAATTTCTATATCATAACCAACCACTGTATTTGTATCATCAGGAATACCAACAGCATTAGCTAGAACAGTACCTACAGGGCCAACATCAGTACCGCCATCTTTTAAAGTAGCTGTGGCTGTATAACGTATATCATAGTTCTGAACATAACCTAAGAATTTAGTCTCATCATCTGTTTGTTCGTTACCATTAGAGTCCTCTTGATATTCTTTTGATTGACTCTGGAACATTGGTTGTCCATTGACTATTACAGTAGCTCTTATGCCTTTAGCATTAGCAGTACTACCTCCGTCATAATCCTTTTGTCCTGACAAACCTGAACCAGTTTTAGGATGCTTCCAGCTAGATTTACCAGCAACACTTCTATTACTATTAGTTAAATCTTCGTTTAATTCATAGCCACCATTGCGGTATACAGTAATACCTGTTGCCATTTTCTTTGTATCAGCATCAGGCATAGTTGCCCCAGCTGCCCCAATATGTATGACATACTCAGTATTATATGCAAGAGTATCTATCTTAACAAAAGCGTATGGTTGTGCTACAGTAGGAGAACCACTACTCCAATTAAAACCAGTTGTAGTCCCTGCGGTACCTACAGTTGTATTTGGATTAGTTATATATGTATAATCTTGGATAGTATGCGTACTTAAAGTACCTGCTCCACTGAGGTAATTATAAGCATTACCTGAGCCTTCAGTCACATTAACTGAAACTCCTGTTTCTGCATTCCACACTCGTATAGGTGAAGATCCAGAGTTAGCAGGGGTAATCTGTACTATAAATTTCTCTCCTTCTTTATTTAAAATCTCAAACCACTGTCCAGTTGATGTAGTATTAGTCAGCTTATTCACATACTCAGCTGGAGGACGTTTCATTAAGCCAAAAGTTACATCAGGAACAGCATTATCACAGGATCTTAGCTGGCCTGGAAATTTAATAAAATCTGGCTGCTGGGAAACCCCACCTAAAAAGTTAGGAATACGTTGATTAATAGCTGCCATTATCTTTTAATAACTTGGAATGGTTGGTAGCTTTGGTATGGATTACGTTGGGAACTATCTTGGAAGATATTGTAGTCTGCTTGGTTTGTATCATACTGGATACAGGAAGCCCTTGCAAGCGTCTCATCTGGTGACATGACCTCATTGGCCTCAGGGTTAGCTATCATGCGGTTAGAGGCGATCCTAGATGCCTTAGCGGTGACGTAATCACGGAATGGTTGGGGCATATCATCAAACTCATATAACCAGATAATATCACAGTAAAGAATATTCTCTGTTAAGTCAGTGAATTTGTTAGTATGTTTATAGCGATCATATAGTTGTGCTACTTGTTGTCCAGTAGCTAGAGTTCTTGTTCTCCTGACAACATCATAATTGTCTGCATGTTTATACCTATTTGGATCTACCTGTAAGGCATTTGCGGGGAACTCAATCTCATTGTTATTATCAACAGGTAGAGGGAATTCGATTTCTGAATTGAAAGCCCATCCTTCTGCCTGAACTTCACGACAAACTTGTCGAAGAGTTTTCTGAGCAATAGCAACTTCTGGGCTTTGAGTATCCAGAGTGTTTACAGGAGACTCTCCAACACTCATTAATATTGAGTTTACAGCATCCAGTTCTGTGGACGTTGCGTATGTTAAAGTTGTCATAAAAAAAAGGGGGAGCCGAAGCCCCCCATAAATGTATATTTAGAATGCGGTAGGTGCAGTGTTGGTTGTATGTAGCTCAACACAAGCAGCAGGGTTTAGATAATCTGCGCCCATAGCGAGTCTTCCGAGGATTACATCACCTTGGTAGATGACAGAAACATCGCCAGAAGTTACTTGAACCTGTGGTCCAATAGTTTCTACAACACCAGCAGCTTCTTTCTGGAATATAAGTCCACAAGAAGTTGCGAATCCGTTAGCAGGGCCATAATCATTATTGATTCCTGTTACAGAAGGCTCACCATTCTCAACAGAAGCTCCAACAAATGAACCAGCATTATCAATAGTAGATGCAGTACCATACTTGCCTTGGAACGGAACGTTCATAGACTTGAAGATCTTGATACCAGCAATAGAGATAACACCACCACCTGTTTGAAGACCTGTACCTTGCTCGTCACGGTTGATCAAAGCATTTGAAGATACATTCTCTATTAGCGAATAGTATTGGCGTGGAGAGAGAACCGCACATCTGCCGTCAGTACTCAATCCTTTCTCGTCTAAAATAGCAGCAGCTTCAAAGAAAGCAGATACAATCTTAGCAGAATCAAGTGCGTCAGCAGCAGCACCAGTACCAGTACCAACCTGAAGGGTTGTTCCACCTGGTTCTAGCTTACCTGTAGCAGAGATTGGGTGGGCTGCACGAGCACCACGGGTGATCGCACGGAAGATTAAACGGTCATACTTTTCAGCAAGAGCATAGCCGATCTTCTTAGAGATTTCTCCTCTCAATTCGTAGTGAGCAAGGGTCTCGTCCAGATCATACACGAAAGCAGAACTGATCAATAGGTCATCAACGACTATTGTTTTTTCTGCTACTGGGGGATCGCCTGAACCCAAGATAGGGGTTCCTGGAGTGTGGAAAGCCGCACCCATGCGTCCTGTGTAGATGAACTGTAAACTCTTACCGTTCTTAAGTGTACGTCTCGTAACCATGTCACGAGCGATTGTGTTGTGCTGGAATCCTTTAAATAGTTCTCCAGAAAACAACTGTAAATAGGTGGCGTACTTATCTGTAGCACCACCGTAACCTGTACCTGTAGATAGATTTATCCTACCTAAGGCGGTTTGGGTAGCATTAGCCATTTAAGAGTAAATGTGAATGTGTATGTTTGACTTACTCTAATCGATTAGAAATTTTATTGTTGAAATTTTAGGGTATTTCATCACCACAGCTGCGGCAATAGGGTATCGAACGTATTCGGCCTAAAGCCAATTACAGAGAGGTCCGACTCTGAGGTGCCTCTCTGCTTTGTTTACAAGGTAGTCAAAGCTTCTTCAATCCCAATATCTTCTTCAAGATCATTGAGTTCTTTAGTTGCTTCTTTAACTTGCTCTACCTGTTTAGCTTTAACAGCTTCAGGCTTAGGGTTGTTAGTTATAAAACTGGTGGGTATAGCGTTATCCATTAGAAACTATACTTAGCTCCAGCTTTAACATTGTAAACATTATCGAAGTCGCCAGCAGAAATACCAGAGAACTCACCATAGAATGCTAACTTATCTGTAGCATTAAGGTTAGCTCCGATCTTTCCAGAGAGTTCAGTCTCAGTACCGTCAACACCATTAGCTGCTAGTACTGTTGGACCACCTTGTACATAGTAGGCAACTTTATCTGTGCCTCCTTCGTAACCAACGTGGATGTCTATAGCTCTAGCTACATATTCAGAACCAACATGACCTTGGTTCAATTCTGTGTTAACGTATACGCCAGCGGTTGCAGGTGCAGACGCTAGAGTAGTTGCTGCGAGAGCAAGTGCAATTGTTTTCATTTAATTAAGATTTGATTGTTTTTGTGTATGTAACACCACGATACTTTAGTTTTACAGTCATTGTAATTCCTTAGTACCTAAGCCCCGTTCCATGCTTAGGTTTCATGCGTCCATGAAAAATGGATGAACGGACGTGATGTTTAAAGTTTTTTGTAAATGTCGTTAGCTGATAATAAAATTTTAATTTTAGTAGAGGGACTACTAGCCTTACTAGCAGCATTAACTCTTCTATCAAACTTATCGTATTTATTAGGCATTTAATGTTACCTCAGTAGCCGCTAAATCTAGCGGGAAATTGTGTGCATTTCTTTCATGCATTACTTCCATACCTAAGTCGGCACGGTTAAGTACGTCAGCCCATGTAGGGATGGTTCTTCCATTTGTGTCAACAACGGACTGGTTAAAGTTAAAACCGTTGAGATTAAAAGCCATAGTGGAGACTCCCATAGCGGTAATCCATATGCAAAGGACGGGCCAAGTAGCCAAGAAGAAATGTAAACTACGGCTATTATTAAAGCTAGCATACTGGAATATGAGTCTCCCAAAGTAGCCATGAGCCGCAACAATGTTATACGTTTCTTCCTCTTGACCGAATTTATATCCATAGTTCTGAGAATCTAATCCAGTTGTTTCACGGATTAATGATGATGTAACAAGACTTCCATGCATTGCAGCAAACAAGGCACCTCCAAACACACCTGCTACTCCGAGCATGTGGAAGGGATGCATTAATATGTTGTGCTCTGCTTGGAAGACAAACATGAAATTAAACGTACCCGATATACCTAGAGGCATACCATCAGAGAATGAACCCTGACCGAATGGGTAGACTAGAAATACAGCAAATGCCGCTGCAACTGGAGCCGAATATGCTACACATATCCAAGGTCTCATTCCTAATCTATAGCTAAGTTCCCATTGACGTCCCAAGTAAGATGAGATACCAATGAGGAAATGGAAGACGATGAGTTGGTACGGCCCTCCGTTGTAGAGCCATTCATCAAGGTTTGCAGCTTCCCATATTGGGTAAAAATGCAATCCGATTGCGTTGCTTGACGGGACAATCGCTCCCGATATGATGTTGTTTCCATAGAGTAAAGATCCAGCGACAGGCTCACGGATACCGTCGATGTCAACTGGAGGGGCTGCGATAAACGCAATAATAAAACATGTAGTTGCGGCTAGTAAGCAAGGTATCATAAGCACACCGAACCACCCCACGTAGAGGCGGTTGTCTGTGCTTGTTACCCACTCACAAAACCTATCCCAATTAGAGGATTGATCAAGAGTAAGTGTTGACATTAAAATACACCAGGAATAATTTGGCCTGTGAATATGTAAGCACCTAGTAAAGCTGTGAATCCTATCATAGCTAATTGCCCGTTAGTGCGTTCAGCTGTTATAAAATAAGACTCTTCTTCAGGTGTTCTTGCTTTTGTTTCTTTAGCAAGAATGTTTTGCTTTCCGTATTCTGTAGTAACAGTCATTAGAATAAAATAAAAGTTCGAGTGTGGCGAGGATGATCGGTCAGGTCGCCACAAAAATTAAATAAATATATAAAGAAATATCTATGACCATACACACTCTACCTAAATATATTTCTAATGCATATAACTTAGACATTCAAATTAGAACGTTCAATCTTTCTCTGAACGTCTGCACGATAAGCTGGATCTGTTTCATACTCAGGTTTATTCATATCCCTGACTACTTCAGCCATGCTTCTATATCCTTCACCAGCTACAGGTTTCTTACCTGTAACTACATTAGAATCTCTACCTTCTGCTTCTTCCATTTGACCTACAAGTGCTTTGATTGCAAATTTAACAGCTGATTTATTACCAGTAGCTAGGACATCATCAAAAGATTCGATGTCATTTTTAGCTAGATTATCACTAGCCCATTTCATTAGGTCATTATAACCTGATTCACCACCAGCTAGACCTTTAAGGTCAGAGACTTCTGATTCAGATAGCTCAGGTTGAGCAGCTGCTTCTTCTATACCTACTTCTTGACGTACACCTTTAAGGTATGCATCAACAACAGTTTTATTTAAACCAGCTTCACCGAGTTGCTCGTACATCTCATCAGTAAGAGTACCATTATTCTCAGCGAAATGCTCATTCATCTTGAATGGATCTATCTCAGCTTTCTGGAATATACCTCCAAGGTTATCACCATATAATTCTTTAGCAGAATCGTAGTTTACACTACCATCTTCTGCATAGAACTGTGGTTGATCTGTTGTCTCAGGCTCAGGTGTTGCTGTTTCTTCTTTAGGCTTACCTTCACCCATCTTTTTCTGAAGCTCTATATATGCACTCTCTAAGTCTTCAGCATTCTTATACTTACCAGCTAATAATTGTTCTTGTTCTTTCTGCATCTCCTGACCGACAGCTAAAGTCTCAGAATCTCTGGCTTCAGCTTCAGCTATTGCTACTGGGTCATTAGATGGATCATAAGTTATTGTTGGCATAGGTGCTATTGTAATTGAGATTGTAATTGAGCAGCAGCTTCACCAATATTCTCTGCTGCTTGTGGGTTTTTAGCGGGGTCTAACATAGGAGCACTAGCAAGTTGACCAGCTTGATCAGTTAATGACTGCATCTGCTGTGCCTGCATTGCTTGTTCTTCCTCTGCTTGAACATCTTGTACACTCTTGACTAGGTTAAGTACATCAATTCCTTGTGCAGCTGCGAGGCGTTTGATAGCTTCGTCAGGATTCAAGAACTTCATCAATGCCTCTGGTCCCATAGTTTGTGAGACTGTAGTTACAAATTGAACTAAAGCTTCACGGTCTTGACCACGACCTAATGCATTAACACCAGCTACTATAATAGGTTTAACTAAACCTTTAGGTAATGCTGGTATCTGTTTAGATTTGGTGAGTGTATGCATCTTTCTACTTAGGTATGGTATTAGAAACTCAGTAGTTAAGAGTGAAAATAAACCACCCAGCTGTTGTTCTAACTCCATCTGTGTCATACGAACTTCTTCCGCTGTAGTGCG